CCGTTTTTTTTTTTGGGTTTTTTTTACTTTTTTTAGCCGTTTTGGGTTAAGTGGGTGGATATGGGTTGACGATAGTGTACAATGGCAACCATGACAAGCGACAACAGTAACAACCCAACCAAAGGAGCCACAGCCATGACAAGCGCAATTAAAATCCGAGAAGATGAAACCCTTGGCCGGATAGTCAAGGTCAACGGTATCGACCGATACGATTTGGTCAACATCAAAGCAGTCGAGCCGGTGATATGGGGAGGTCGCGCCATGAAATCAGAGTTCGTCGTCACGCATAGCAGCGGTGACCAATTTATTGTTTATGGCGGCAAGCACAGCGGCGGAAGCCGGAATGAATGGTTTGTACGGAGAAGTGATACGACTTTTCCATGCTCGTCGCTCGTTGCCTGCCTGAAAGACATATCAAGCCTCTAATCGCCTCAGCACACTTACCAACCCCGCGGGGGGGCACCCGCCCCCCTGCCAACTAGAGCGTCAACACTTTCCCGTCACTTTCCCGCTACTTTCCAATATGCCACCTTGGCTATCTTGGCGGCCTGGGGTCAAGGGGCTGCAGTACACCGCAAAAAGCCTGTTTATGGGCAATGAGGCTCACACCGCCAAGACCGCCAAGTTATTTGGTGACCACCGCACAGGGCAGAAAGTAGCACCGCTACTTTCCCGCCACTTTCCGTGACGCCACGACGCAAGCTGCTTGAGGCAAAATCCACGAATCCTAGGATCCGGGTTTTTTATCCCCACTTTTTAACGAAGACACCAAGGGACTGATCCGAAAAAGTGAGCGGCTACGAGCGGCTACGAGCGGCTACGAGCGGCTACGAGCGACTACGAGCGACTAAACCCCAAAAGCCTATTGCACAATGATGGAGGATCATCTAGTCACTGCGCCGTCACTGCGTCACTGACGCCGTCACTGACGGCGCGAACCAGGCCGTATACCACGACGAGCGGAAGATAAGCGGAAATCAAGCGGCAATTAAGCGGAAGATAAGCGGAAATCCCCGGCGTATACCAGGTGGTTCGGCAAAACGGCGGCAAAATGGCGGCAAAATAGCGGCAAAATGGCGGCAAAAACCACCAAGCAAAGCCAGACAAAGCCAGATAAAGCCAGGTAAAGCCAGATTGGCCACATCAAGGCTATCGGTCGCGACCGGTCGCGAAAACGTAAACACGCATGCATCATGCAGTTAGTGTCTAAAAAGTGTACCAGTGGTGCCGGTGCCCGCCTTGCGTGGATGGCCGTGATTGCTCCGAGTGATTGCTCCGAGTGATTGCAATCACTGAGGCTCATGTAAGTATCTACAAAAAGCCAACTTAACCCTGATTGGCCAATCAATATGCACCAATCAGCCGAATCAAGGCTATCGGTTTGGGTCAACGGGGATTGACTGTTTTGTCGCTGCAAACGGTCAACAGGGCTTGACTGTTTTGTCGATTTAAACGCGCGAAAATCGGCACAAAATCACCGGCGGTTGCGTGCGGTTGTCGGTCAGCTGTCGGTCAGCTGACGGTCAGCCTGGGATACCGACCCCCATAAAGACCCCATAAAGGTGCCATATTGGTGCCCGATCATTATGCGCTCATGAGCGCTCATTCCATATCTGACAAGGACTTACATGCGATTTCGTGAGCGCGAGCGACCAAAATCAATAGCGGTTAACAGCGGTTAACAGCGGTTAATAGCGGTTAATAGCGGTTATGCAGATCGAAGTGGGGCGCAGATGCGGATCATTTGCGGATTATTTGCGGATCAGTCAAAAATTACATTTCAAGTCCCGGCGGCGTATACGTATAATCAGCCCATGGATTCCAAATTTATCGCCATTGGCATCGGGCTGATTATCCAGGCGGGCGGTATCGTCTGGTGGGCATCCAGCTTGCAAGCCAGGGTGGCCCACAATGATTACCAGATCAAAATGATGCAGCCGGATCTGGAAGAAGCGATCTCATTCACCAAACTTTGGCCCGCCGGCAAATGGGGGAGCGGTGAACTTCCATCGGACACAAGGCAAGACCTCAAGATCGCAAGCCTAGAAAAACAGGTCGAGAAGATCATTACCAAGATCTACAACGGCGACCATTAACCAAAATCCTTGACATCGTGATTCGCGGTACGGATAATACCGTAACAATTCGCAAATCTGCACCCCGTTCATGCCGGGCCGGACAGCACCCCATAGGGGCACGCCAAGCCGGATAGCAAATGGGATTCAGCAGACCGTTACGCCGGGCTGGACATAAAAGCCAGATAGCGACGGAGCGACCGGGCGCATTTTGTGCGCAGTCTACTTCGTTGGCTATAACCGAAAGGCTTTTATTATGCCACCCACCGTGCCATATTCATGGTTTAAAAAGAACGTGATTGACGTGCAGGTTGCCACACATGGCGACGATCACGCGGCAATCGAAAAAGGTATCCAGGCTTCGCTCAAGCAAGACGACGGCGAAGAGATCATCATCGTTGATGAAGAAGGCACACCCGTCGAGATCGAGACGATCACGCTGGGCATGGCCAAGCAGGAACTGATCGAACCTGAAGAAGACGAAAAACAAGACGAAGAAGAAGCCACCTCTGGCGAGGCTTCCTATTCCTTGGCGAGTATCAAAAACGCAGTACGGGCTGAGCTAAAATCCAGCCGCGATCATTATTCCAAAGAGTTCAACCGCATCAGCGGCGGCGATTTCCGTAACGACGACCGCAAGAAGTTCGGTTGGAAGCACTTCGGCGAGATGGCCGTTGCACTCAAGTCGGCCAAGCAGACCGGCGGAATCGTAGACAAGCGATTCCATACCAAGACAGCCCCGACCACGTTCGGCGTTGAAGGCGTTGGTGCCGACGGCGGTTTTGCTGTGCCGCCGTATTTCGTCGATGAAATCATGGTCAAGGTCCAGGGTGAAGATTCACTCCTGTCCCGCACCGACCAGCTGACGACGCCTAGCAATAACGCATCCATCCCAATTGACGAGACAACGCCCTGGCAAACGTCTGGCGGCATCTTGGCCAACTGGGAAGGTGAAGGCGATCAACGGGCACAGTCCAAGCCAAACCTGAAGCAGGCGAACATCCGTTTGTCCAAGCTGAGTGTTTTGGTTGGCGTGACTGACGAACTGCAAGAGGACGTTCCACTGTTGGGCCAGTACCTCACCCGCAAGGCCGGCGAAAAGATGGATTTCAAAATCAATCTTGCCATCGTCCAGGGAACAGGTGCAGGCCAACCACTGGGAATCCTGAACTCAGGCGCGACGGTTAGCGTCGCCAAGACAGCCTCTCAGGACGCGGATACAGTCGTCGCCAACAACGTCATTGATATGTGGTCGCGTTGCTACGGTCCTTCACGGCGTAACGCTGTATGGCTTATCAACCAGGATATTGAGCCACAGTTGAACGCGATGAGCATTCCCGGCAAGGACATCACCGGAACAGCAGTCACCGGGTACGGCGGCGTTGTATACCTGCCGGCAAACGGCTTGTCAGATACTCCGTTCTCGACGTTGATGGGCAGGCCAGTTATTCCAACCCAGGCTTGCGAAACACTTGGCGACGCGGGCGATATTGTCCTCGCCGATCTGAGCCAGTACCTATCACTGGTCAAGTCGCAAGGCGTGCAATCAGCCCAGTCAGCGGATCTGTGGTTCGATTACGACGTGACAGCCTTCAAGTTCACCATGCGGATGCACGGTATGCCATGGCTTAGCTCCACTATTGCGGTGCGCGACGGCTCAGCAACCCTGTCCCCATTCGTGACCTTGGCAGTGCGGTCGTAATTCGATTTAAAAATTTAAAAGACGGAGTTTAAAAATGTCTTTCAATTATTTAGGTTCAGAATCCGCCGCTGTTGTAGCGTGCATTGATCCAGACGAGACAAGCGCAAGCACAGTGAACAGCGACGGCGTAGATTTATCACTTTATGACAACGTGAGCTTCATCCTGATGGCCGGTACGCTTGGATCAAGCGCGACGGTTGACATGAATATCACTTCAGGCTCGGACAACTCAACATTCGGGACAACCGTCAAGAGCATCACGCAATTGACGCAAGCCGGAAGCGATGCGGACAAGCAAGTTGTTGTCAACGTGTCTGCTCAAGACCTAACCGAAGGCGACAGGTACGTTCGCGCTGATGTCACAGTCGGCACTGCAGCCAGCGATATTGGCTTGGTTGCGATTGGGTTTAATCCCAAGCACGCACCTGCCAGCGACAACGACCTTAGTTCGGTCGATGAGATCCTGAGCAGTTAGTGCTTTTTATATAGTCCCACGCACCCCGGTTCTCTCAAGTTTCATTCATAAAAGGGAACCGGGGTGGTGCGGGGACAATCACATGAAAGAGAAAACAAGCAAAAACAAAACAGCTGGCCGAGCCAAGCGAAAAAAACGCCCGCCAGCCAAATCGTTCGACGGGCCTGCCCGCAATAAATCAGTCGCATCGCCTAAGCGAAAGAAATAAACGATGGCCAACGAACTGCAGATCATGTACCAGGGGGCGTCGGCTAATCTATACGTCATCGTCAGGAACCCAGCTGACTACAAGGTCTGGGATGTTGCAAACACCGCCTGGGCTACCTGGTCGAACGGCTCGATCGGTGATTATGACATCGTAATGAGCGACCGTGGTGGCGACCTATACACGGCTGACTTCCCGTCGAGCATCAGCGTGGGCACCCGCGTGGTTGCCACATTCTATGACAGAGCAGGCGGAAGCCCGGCAATCACCGATAAGGTTCTCGACGTCGCCGATCTGACCTGGGACGGTGCCGGCGTATCGTCCGGGTCGTCAGTGTCCCTGGATAGCAGGGCGTTGACCACGCTGGCGTCAGCCAAAAGGCATATCGGGATCGGCGTGACCACCCACGACACGATCCTGACTGAATTGATCAATATCTGGTCTGACCGCATTGAGGGCATCGCGGGCCGCAGATTTGCCGCCGCTAATTACTGCGAGTGGCATCGGGAAGACCCCGCAAATTCCTATGCGGTGCAAAACTATCCGATCATTTACGTTGACCGCGTCGCCCTGGGGATGTCCGAGGCTCTGCGCGTGACGTATACCGGGACTGGCATCAGGGCTAACGTGCAGGTATTCCACGACGGCGAAGGCCAGAACGGCGGCGTACGCCTGCGTTCGCTGAGTACCGGCGGCAGTTGGTCAGAGGCGAACAAGACCTTCGCTGATAGTGCCACGGTATCGGCCCTCGTCACGGCTATCGACGCCGTTTCAGGATGGGACGCAACGCAGACGGTTAACGTGCCGACCGCCGAACTGGCCCCCATAGGCGGCCAGGACGCACTTAACACAAACGTATCACTACTGTACGCCGACGATAACAGTCAGGAGTACCAGGTTGACCACGCCACAGGGCTGATTGATATCCGTTCCGGCTATCGCCAATCAGCTGCCAGCCATGATCGCAATGTGATGATTGAATACCGGGGCGGTTACGCGACTATCCCTGATGATGTGGCCGGCATATGTAACGAATTAGTCGCGCAGGCGTTCGCCACTAGATCGCTGAACACGGCACTAGGCAGCGAGTCGCTGGGCGGCTACAGCTACAGCCTGGCTGACCAGGTGACAATCAGCGACGGCATCGACGCGCGTTTGCGGTCACTGTCTGACGTCGCCGTAGGGGGCGCGTACTAATGACGGCAATAGGCGCACCCATCCACCTGTTCCAGCAGAGCGTGACCATCCAGCGTCGATCTGATTCGCTGACGAACGGCTCGCCGTCGTTCAGTTGGGCGAACCATTTGACCAATGTGCCCTGCATGATCCAACAGACGGGCGGGTCGGAAGCGGATGTCTACGCATCCAACCGCAACCGACGCCAGTACACAGTCCTGACATCCGTCGGCCAGGACATTGTGGCCAAGGATCGCGTGTTGTACACCGACTCAACAAGCGGCACCAACGTGTCGCGGACGTTCGATATTCAGTCCGTGCGGGTCAACAGCTTCACCAGGTCGAACGTGCTGGAACTGCTATGTGAGGAAACTGACTAATGCCGGTGACCGTACGATGGTTTGGCGACGACTTCCGCGACCACCTGTATAAGACAGGCGTTCGTCCCGGTATGCTCGAGGCTGCCACCGCGTTGCAGCGGCGGCTGGTCAGCTACCTGAGCAGATCCGGCACGGGCAAGCACTGGCCAGGCTCGAAGTACAGATCATCGGCACCCGGGCGGCCACCAACACCACAGACCGGCAGGCTGCGCAATAGTATCCAGATCGATCAGAGCGGGATGCAAGAAGCACGCCGGCGGCCCAGGTTGTTCGTGGGCACCAACATCAAGGGACTGGGCGGCAAGCCTGGATATCCGTTTTGGCTTGAGTATGGCTTGGGCCGGAGCTTAAAAGGTAAGGCGCGGCCATGGATGCGCCCGGTCTGGAAGCGGATGCAGAACCACCTACAAAAAGTAATAGGAAACAGGGTCGCCAAGTCGGTCCTAACGTACGATGGCCCAAGTTGATTTATATACCGGGATCAACGCCAAGCTGGTGGCGTCCACCGGCGGCGGCACGTTCTACGCGGATGTGACTGGTCGCATATACCAGGACTTTGCGCCACAGAACGCCACGCTTCCGTTCGCGGTCGTGTCGGTTTTGAGCGATCCGCAGTTGATTTCATTTAGCGACAACCATCTAAGCGCGACCATTGAGTGCCAGGTATGGGGCGACGCCGCCAGTGGGCCTCATGCCGTCCGGGCCATCAACGACAAGCTGGTCGCACTCTTACATAAACAAACCATAACCGTCAGCGGATTCTCCAACGCCACGATGGTTGCAACTGATATCGGATCGTCCGAAAGAATTGAAGACGCGATCCTCGTTACCACGTTATATGAAATCACTGGCGCAGATTAAGGAACCAAACCAATGGCAGTACAAGCAGGATACAACGGCTCAGTCACGCTGACGACCAACTTCGACACAATCAGGCTGCACGCCACGTCGTTCACGTTTAACGTGCGAAACGATCTCAATGTGTATGAAACATTTGCGAGCAACTGGAAGTCAAAGGCTCTTGGCACTCAGGATGTCGTCGGTTCGGTCAGCGGACTATGCGACGACGGCGGCGCGTTCGTCGGTAGTAGTCACGGCGACTTCACGAAGACATTATTTAAAATCAGCTACGGATCAAGCCGCTATATCCAATGCACAGCGGTTTGCACAAATATCTCAATAAGTAAGGCGAGTCCTGGTGCCCCGCTGGAGATGTCATTTGACTTTGAAAGCAGCGGCGCGGTCACGATAGCATAAACCAAGGGAGCGATTGAATGAAGGAGACACTGGCCCAGATGACAGCGGCACCCGTTATCCGCTTCGGCAGGGAATGGAAGCTGGTACTGGCCGACTTCGGTGAGTTGCAAAATTGCATCGACATGCCCAAGCAGTTCAAGGTGCTGGTTGGCATTGGCGACATCATCCGATGGTGCAACACGCCGGCGGGTATAGATAAATGCCTGACAATCGCGTCAAGGCGTTGCGGCAACCCCATCCCAGGGCCGGAATTGGACGACATTCATGTATCCGACAAGATCCAATTGATTGGGGATTTGATTGAAGGTTTTATTGGCGGCTCGTCTGGTCCTGCGGATGCTGATGGCGACGGAGGGCAAGCCTCTGACCCTTTATCGGGTTAGAGCGTGACTTTGCGACTGAGTGCGCGGTTGTCAGTCGGTTCTATCATGGCGGCGTTGATCCTTGGCTGTTGACTGTGGTCCAGTTGGATATGTACCTTGAGGCAATCGTTGACATTATGGGCTTCGAGTCTGGCGAGATTGACACCATGGCCAATACAATGAAGCTCCGCAAAAATACGGGCAGGTTAGTCGCGTTTGATAACGCCCTGGAAGAATGTAAACAGGCGATGAAATAGATGGCCAAAAGACGAGTCGGCACCCTTGACGTTGAAATCGCCGCCAGGCTGGAAAAGCTGGAAGCGTCGCTGCGCAAAGCAGAAGGCGCGGTCAAAAAGTCTGCCAAGAAAATGGAGCAGGCCGTCGAAAAGAGTAACCCGTTCAGCAAGATGGCCAGTGCCGCGACCACGGTGCTGGCGTCCATGGCTGCCCTGGAGCTAGGTGCCAAATCGTTGACGGCGATAACCAAGGGCCTAAAGGGCAACTTCACCGGCGTGCTGGACACCCTCGAAACCATGCCCGCGGGTATCGGGCCTGCGATCGCTGCGATGACTGAGTTTATGGATGTCCTCTCTGATGGTGCAATCACCTTCTTGCGTACCATGGACGAGGCCATCAAAAAATCAGAAAAACTAGGCATGAATGCGCGGAAAAACGTCCAAGACCGCAAGGCGTTCGCGCGGAGTATGCAGGGCGAGTTAGAGATGGCCAGGCTAGAACCGGGCAGCATGGCGGCCAAAGAGCTGGCGATTGAGCAGAAGTTTGAAAAGCGCGCCCTGGCTGGTCCCAAGTCGGCGGAGATCACCAGGATATTGGACGAACTAAAAGCGATCGAATTGAAGCGGCTGCGAATGGAACAAGCCGGCAAGCAGTCCATCCCGCCCCTGGATGTATCGGTGCCGGCCATCGGTGGCGGTGGCGGTGGCGGTGGCACAGCAGGATCATCGGTTATGTCGCCAAGTTCGGGTATTGGCATCATTGGCCGGAGGATATTGAAGGGCGTTGAAAAAGACGACAAGAAAATCAGCTTGCTCGAGAGCATAGAATTGAACACTCGCGGGTCAATGCTGGCCTAGGGATAAAACATGGCGCATACAGTTGTAACGGACATTTTCGAGCCTGGCACAACCGTGCAGGAGCACAATGGCGTGGTGCAGACGTTGACGAGGACGTTCTTAGTCCAAGGCATGAACGACGCCACGCTCGTCGAAAACAGGGAATCGAATACCACCCCGAGTGATCGCGTTGGTACTGATCGCGTATTGATTACCGGGTCAGAGGTCACCGGCGTTCCGAGGCTAGGAGAAAAACATCCAGACTTAGGATCGTTGCGAGTTACGAGCCGTAGCGTCAGGCCAACAATGGGACTGTCTACTGCAGCCGGAGCCACGGAAGCCACGCCGGACAGTTGTTTCATTGATGTTAATTATGAGAGAGTTGCAAGGAATAATTTTGACGTAAAAAGCCACGACGTTAATTTGAGTTATGTTTTGGAAATGCAGGAAACAAGTAAAACGCATCTTGGCAGCGAAATCCTAGTTAAAGGGCCAGCGTCAGAAGATAACTCATTAAATTATGGCCCAAAACAACGAGTCTTAATACCAGTTCTGAAGCCAAGGTTGACGGCATCGTTTCGGTGCTTGACGTTCATAAACAGCAACCTGTCAGCACCTCAGCCGGGTTTTGAAACGTCCATATTGAAATACGTCCGAGACAGGCTGGCCAGATACAATGAAACGAAATGGATGTCGTTTGGCGATGCCGACTCAACCCCCGAGCATGTCGGCTACCCAGGAACGTGGTTATGCGTTGGCATTGATACGGAGTTCATAGGGTTCAATATTACCGAAGATGGCGTCCTGACTGACACAAAGCAATACATGTGTACATTCAGATTCGAGCATAAAAGCTATTCCGACGATGGGCAGGGCTGGTCGGTCCAACACGTTTACGCGGAAGATCCCTCCCACCCAGGAATGAGAATGTACGGGGTGACTCCGGTTAACCACGGATGGGACCCAGACTCAGGCGCGACTTCAGATGTAAGCAGCCCCACGGCTCAAGGCGTGCGGTACGACCAGGTTGACCACGTTGCCTTGTGTAAGATGTACGGCAAGTATGACTTCGCGGCGGAGTTCAGCGAAATTGTAAATCTATAATCCTGAATAGTAATTATGCTCACCAATACAAAAAAACCGCACAGCTTTCCGCCACGCGGGATGAGGCACAGAGTCACGGCGGATAGGCTTAACGCTGCCAACGACCCGATTAGCAGACTAATTGAGGAAAACAGACGCCTGGAAAACAGGCTGGCCGCTCTGGAACGGAAATTAAGATCGTCAGACCCATCGCACACCATGAGGGTGTTCAGGATCATAGCGATCAATCAAATAACATCGGTCAGGTGGCAGTATCAGGTTAGCCAAGTAATTTTAACTAACCCCAACGAAGTAACGAACAATGGCGGAAGCGTGCGGTGGAATGTATGGGAAAACGGCTGGAAGGGCCATGCCTACAACATGATGGAACACAATAACGACGGGGAGGGTGTGCAGGGTCACGGAGTAGATATTGATGGTTCGGCTTACCCAGACACCTTTAGTATGCAGCCCGTACCCATTGGAACTATTGTGGCAGGGTGGATTTTTGAGAGGCAAAACTTTGTAGATATCGGCGTTAGTCATGGAATAGCCAGGCCAACCAATGAAGTCTGGTTTTGCATACCCAACGCCGACGATGGAACCTGTGACGATGACTGATTAGAACAGAGAGAACAATCATGGCAAAATTCACTGGCGGTATTGAGGTTCAGGGTTCATCGATCCTGTCAGGCGGCATAAGCAACCTGGCTTCCGGTACGATTACGAATACCGAAATCAGCGCAAGCGCGGCCATCGCGCGAAGCAAGCTGGCACAGGACAGTAACCAAAAGTATGGCGTCCCGCTCACGTCAATGCGGGTGTGGAATGCTCCGCACACATTCTTGCCATCAGCCGGAGCAAGTGACGATCTAGGCTTGGTCAACGGGGGTAGCGGTTTCGGCAATGATTGCCTGGTCCTAAAGACCAGTGACATCGACGGCACGACCGTCAATCAATACGCGCGTTTCGAGGTTATCGTTCCGATGGAATACCAATCAGGCGAAACGTGCCAAGTGATTATCTATGGAGGCGTAACCGCCGCCACATCAAGCGACACGACCGTTGACCTTGAGGTGCATGAGTCGCTGGGCACGGGTAGCGTTGCGACCGACCTGTGCAATACTGCCGCCCAGTCAATCAATAACACGACCTTCGCCAGTAAGACGTTCAGCATATCACCGACCACGTTCATCCCTGGCGACTATTTGGATTGCAGAGTAAAGATAAGCGGAACGGACGACGGCAGTGGCGGTGCCAAGTACGGTGTAATCGGAAAGATTCATTTCACGTTTGACGTAAAGGGCTGACCAATGGCTGCAGGCGATAACATCACATTTGACGAGAACGTAAATCTCAGTGGCGATGTAAGGATCGACGGGAGCGTTTCGCTTTTCCCGTTGGCGACGTTGAATGAATCACACCTTTCCTCATCGACGTTGATTCCACGATCCAAGCTGGCTCAAGATAGTTTACAGGCGGTGCCGATACCGCTCTACAACTGGCGGATCTGGAACGCGCCGACATCCTCACTGCCAGATGCCGCCGCGAACGACGACCTGGGCCTGGTGTATGGCACTTTCGGGACTGGTCACGACCTCATCCAGACCGGCGACCTCAAGAACACGACCACGACGCGGTACGCCAGGACAATGGTCACGTTGCCATATAATTACCAGTCAGCGGAGACTGTGCAGATTAGAGCCTATGCCGGCATGGAAACCACTGTCGCCAGTTCATCGACCACGATTGACTTTGAGGTCTACGAAATCGACGGCACGGGCGCAATCAGTGCGGATCTGTGCGCGACGGCTGCAACGACGATCAACTCGCTCACATACGCGAACAAGGATTTCACGATTACGTCAACAGGATTGGTAGCGGGTGACGTCCTTGATATACGCATGACCATCGTAGTGACTGACAGCGGGACGGGAACAGCGGTGATCGGCAGCGTCGGAAAGACCAACCTGCTCGTAGACTTGAAAGGCTAGTAGATGCCTGGAAGCGGTTCAAGGCGGGCGTGTTGTTACCAGAATTTGGTAGAAAACAGTGGTAAGTCTAGCCACGACCACTACGGAAAAAAATGTTTTGGAAGCACGCCAGATAATCCGTACGCCATAAAGTGCCCGGTTGTGCCCGGTGTACCGGCAAGCCTAGATGTATTTTTTTATCGCATTGATGCCGGCTATGACGACCAGGCTTGTGGCTGCATAAATCATAGCGGGCCTCATCCAGACGAAAAATTCAGCACTTCCTTCGGGCAGTACTATCACAAGTGGGCCGACACCTACGGGCGGCGGGGCACGTCTGTTTTTCTTAGTCCTGAAAAAAAGGCTGTGAGTATCCCTGTTTGGGTTAAAAAAGATTACGACGTGGATAATGCTTTCAAAAGCATCGTGTTTGGGTCCGGTATGAGTTCAAAGTTATCCTACCAGCGACGATGGCCGGTTAAATACGTTGGAGACTTGGAGGAAAACGGCCAGACTTATCGCAGATACATAGGCACGCAAGCGATACCAATGGCAGACCAATTCTGGGCGACGTATCATGGACACGGCTGCGGCGGTGCCGACGAGGATGGCCCGATACAAACCATCGTTGATAAGCCGCTTAAAGGCCGCAAGCCAAGGGAGTGGCCTTACGAGCAAAACGAAAACCAGTTAGTCTATAATCACTTGCGGTATGTTTTCGATTGGTTCGATCATAGCCGTAAAGGCTCGTACGTTCCTATTACGAATGGGAGTGGCCGCAAATTGTCAGCGTGGCTAGATGTTGTGGTCGATTTGACTAGCGATTGCACAAAAACACATTCAATTCTTCTGAAAGATAGGCACGGCGGTCCATACTTTTTTTTTAGAGGGGAAGGCGAATTAGACAACGAAGGTGACCCGTTGTCGGATGTTCCCATTTTTGATAGATGCGACACAATCACAACCTGCACTTACGGCGAGGGGTATGGAAAACCAACCGAGAGATGGGGCGCGGCGGCCAAAACGGGTTACGCCACTGTAATGACCAACGTCCGGCCAAAGTCCATGAAGGTCACCATCGTGGATAGCGGCACGCAGTGTGATTATTGTTTGGACATCACTTCTGGCATGAAAAGCGACCTGTCGATGCCCAGTGATGCAGCGTACTTCGTGCCCCAAACATTTACTGCTGCAGGCACTTATGTTGCATCTTATATTGGCGAAGTGCCAGCCGGCGATACTACAATAGCGGCTAACAGGCAGCAGGAATATGACGACTGCACAACGCACCTGTATCGGACATCAGCCTTCAATTGGGGTATGGGTCACTTGTATACAAGCGAAGAAGGGCTCGTGAATTGCCACCCCAGCACCGTGCATGATGACAGGGATTTCGTGCTTAGGGATTCCCTGAATGTTTACATGAGGTACCGAAACGGTCGGTGGGAATCTTGGACGCAACCAACGCTTGGACATTGGGAGTCGTTGGTTTGCGGCCTTAATACTGACAACTACCACGCTATCGTCTATCCTATAGCCTCACACTTGCGCAATTGTGCTACCGTTTCCGCCGCTAATGATTGTGACGGCAACACATATACAGGCGATCAGTTAAATTTGAGATATGGTGCCACGGAATACGGCGTGACAACCGTGAACGAGTTGTATTGATGTACATTCAACCAGACGGGAAAAAACGCAACATCGTTTTGGAGTCGGACTATTTCGACGCCGAGATGGTGTACGACTGCGATACTGAGACGCTAAAAGTGGTTAAATCGTCATGCGGAAATAGCGAGCCAGTAACAGTCAAAAAAAAGACCCACAGCAAACCAATGCCGAAGCGAACGCTCGCTGACGTTGCCAAGGGTGTGGCCGGCATCGCCAAATCTGAACTTGGCATCAACAAGGTGAGCCAAGGCGAACTGGACGCCAGATGGTCAGCGTGCCAAGCGTGCGATCAAAATGAGTATGGATTCTGCGGGGCCAAAAAAAAGAAGACGGGAAGGGCCTGCGGATGCCGCGTTTGCGACATGATCCGAGACTCCCGTGCCACCTGTCCGATTGACGCCTGGGGCTAAGCCCTGACGCGCCAAGCACTTACGCCCTGTTTATCAGGGCGTTTTTTTTTTGCTTATTTTTTTACTTTTTTTAGCTTATATTAGCTAAAGGGGTTGACGTAGTTATCCGATAGTGTACCATGGGAACCATGACAAACAGCAACGAACAATCACAAGGAACCGCAGACATGACAACTACAACCAAGACAACTGAAAACAAAACTGAATCGAAACTGGCAATCACCATCAAGAAACTGCAGAACGCCGATGGATATACTTGGACTGGAATCGGGCATCGACATGGCCACACCTCAGCAGTGTACGGCGCGTTCCTCAATGACGGTCGGATGGTCGCCAAGATGTTCCGCCGCGATGACGGCGGCTACATGACCCCGGCACTGTGGGTGACAGTCCGACCCGACTACGAAGGTGACCAGACCAGCGTCCTGCCCATGCATTCGCTGAAGGGGACAAGCACGTTTGGCCGCCAAACGATGAAACGGGCGAAAGAAGATTTGGCAAAACTGAGCGGCCTGATCGTGTCGCATGACGGCGAGTTCTCACTTGACGTTCGCCGCCCTTTCTAATCTAACACCTCAACCAAGGAGCCACACGATGGGTACTTACCTTTTCGGATTCAAGGCGGGCAAACTAACGGCAGCTGATGCCAAACGACAC